AAGACCTCAGTGTGCGCCTTATCGAGTAAGGCCAAGAGTAGACAAGCTCCGAGTGTTGTATAGAAAGCAAGCGCTTTCCGCCCTCCGGCTTTGTCTAATAGTTTAACTTCTTCAGTGTTCATCAAAATCGTCCGCTGTTAATCGATAAACATGAGCGAACTCTATGAGCTTTCGCTTTCTCTTAATGACTCCCTCACCTTTCGATCCATCAGGGAACTCGCCATGAGCATTCCCCTCAATGGTCGTGATATAGCCTTCATCTCCTAGTGTTGAGCTGTCATAACATAGAGTGATATGATCACCTTGAATCGAGCGCTTAGCCGCATAGACAACCACAATGTCACCAGGCAGAACTTTCTCCGGTGAGATCTTGCGAGAAGTCTGACCCCACGCTTGATAAAGGCGATAACAAGAGGGGAAGACTTTCTTTCTAATGTTGGACTTTACGCGAGTATGACACCAAGCCGCGAAAGCTCCACACCACGCAAACTGACCATTCTTAATATAGTCCGGCTCCCAACTCCAACCGATACCATGAGATGACTTAATGTAGAGATTCACGCGCTCGCTCGGATCATGAACCATCGCCTCCCATTCTGCGGCCGCTCTTGTCAATGCTTCCCTTGCATTGTCATTAAGATGAGGAGTCTCAAAGCGATTATAAGCTGCCGTTGGTAGCTCTTCAACGTCAAGCCGCGCTTGATTCAAAGACCTGTCAAGCCTTCTTATTCTATGCTCAAGATCTTCTATCTTTGTCTCTAGTTCTGCTTTAGTGGCCATATCAACTATACTCCTGAGCTTCTTCAGTGGAGTCTATCACATTAGAAGCGTTTGCTAAATAAGCGTCTTGTTTATGTTCATCGCTTGCGCTTCCATAGGTGGTCGGCTCAAGAGTACCACCGGCCGCGCTTATACCGTGAGCCGCTGTGAATGTGATGGTGTTTCCAGAGATAGACTGAATCACCAATCCTGTGATGCCATTATCATGATCACCGAGAGGCAAATAATCAACATGATCACCGGCTGTAAAGAATGAGGAATCATCAACTGAGCTCCGGCTAAAGTCATTTTGGTTTACCGTGACCGTTGTACCAGTCGGTATGGTTGCGACTGTTGCGGTAGCATTCCAAGCTACAGGACTCAAGCCTGTTGTTAGGAGTTCAAGATCACAACCTTCTCCCATAAGCTCTTGACGAATCGAGCGAATAAAGCCGATTCCATTGGTGACTCCATAGCTATCTCCATAACCTCTTAAGTGTGGTGAGCTTGCGGTGACATAGCTTCCAAGATCAAGAAGAGCGCTCTTACCTGTTCCAATACTGCCGCGCCATACTCGAAGCGGATTAGAGAGCAGGTTGAAGATTCGTTGTGAAGTTGGAAGGAACTCAGCGTAAACATCACCGGCTCCCCTTCCAAACTGATCAGAAGAAACACCGGGAAGAGTTAAGGTGATCTGTGAGCGCTCGCCACCATAGCGGCTAATCGCTTCTTGATTGTTGAAGATCACCTCTGACTTGTACTTCTCTTCAATAGGATCAAAGTCATATTCATACTTGATCTGAGTTACTATGTCTTCGTAACTATCCCAATGAGGAGGAGGATCAACAAGCCAATCTCCTTCAGCGATATTGACCACTGTGTCAGCGCTTCTTTCTGCTCCTACTGGAATCAAAGTGATAAGGCTTTGTCCTTGAGCATTCCGCTTCATCACCATACAAGCGCCAAGCAGTTTCAAGAGATCATCAATCATTGATCTCACATCAGCGCCAACACCTAAGAACTGACCGCTGACAGTGAATGGACTTGCTGAATCAATCGAGAGGAATGAATCAATATCGATGTGATTAGAGTTAAGGTTACAGCCAACGGCAAAGACATCATAAACGCTATTATAACCTTGGCCTCCCCCACTCATAAGCAGTTTAAGAATAGCAGCTCCTGGTCGCTCACTATCATAGCGACCGCCCCTTGTGATTAGTGCTCTCTCTCCATTCGACCAATCAGCAAAACTCTGATTCTCATGAATATAGTTTCGATCTAAATGAATGTAGTATCCAACATTTGTTCCGCTAAAGGTTGCAGTGCTTTGATGTGTAGCCTTGAAGACTTGCTCTTTTATGCTCTGTGATCGCCTATCATAAAAGGAGACTACAATATCAAAGCGATCTGATCCGGCGGTCGTTGGAAGTCCAAGGCTATCTTCAACCAAGAGTCTATCTTCTCGGTGTTGATAGTATGCCTTGGCTACATCTCGCAGTTGGTGAGCGCTGTTTGGTTGAATCGCACTCACAACCACATTCAAGATTAAACCTTGCGAGCGATCTTCAGCAAAAGACAACTCCTCTTCACCTTCTCCAAGATCGATTGGATACCAAAGACGGAGATGATTCTGAAGAGCCGGATTGGGAAAGTCTCCATCCCAATACTGGGCATAAGTGAAGCGATCATCAAGAGCGCTCCTCAGTGTGTCTCTTCTAGTCCATAGGGTCAGCTTTGAAGGTTTATCTGAATCACTGAGCTTTGAAACGATAAGCTGATTCTGTTCATCTAGTCTCCACTTTAACAAGCCGCCGGTATTGCCTTGAGTACTAGATGGACCGTCACTTTCAAGCGTATCGTTGATAACGTTAGGCCATTGTTTCAATCCGCTTATGGTATGCTGTTTAAGCTCCATTCGTGTCTCAATCATAACGTTCCAAGAACGCTGAGCTTGAGCAGTTGTCACGGTTCCGCTTGGCGTTGAATCCAAGGCGCAAAGATAAACATCTCTCCCGGCCGCGTTTGTGGTTGCAGAGATAGAGGTTGGATAAGCCGGATAAAGTGAGCCAATGAGTAAGCGAGGGAAGCGAGGATGAGCCACTGAAGTATAGGGATCACCATTAGAATCAAGGCCGGTTGGTAGCGATTCGTCAAAGTCTTGAACTAAAATATTAGTTCCGCTGATGATGCTCAAAGTGTTCGCTGTTAGCGTTGAGCTATCATCAATGCTCATTTCATGAACATGAGATGTACTTAGTTCAAGTTGCATCCCATATTCTAAAGTATTCCCAGCGTCATCTCCAAAGTAATGATAGCCTTCTAAAAGTCTTGTCTGATTCAAGCCTTTATCAGCGCTTACTTGATCAATCAACGCAACCATAGGAACAAGGCTTAAGCTCACTGTATCGCCTTGGTCGATTGTTGGTGTTGATTCAATGAATCCATTACACACCACCGCCCAATCGCTTAATGATCCATCCGGATATTGATGACTCATATATAGCTTGGCTCTTCTGCCTCTAAACGTGGTGATCTCTGATGTGATCTCAGGAACCTTAACACCTTCAAGATCAATCGAATGATTCTGAAGTGGGGTATTGCCGGCCCCTCTACCGGCTGGAACATTCAAGATTATAGCACTAGCCGTGCTTACTCTCACGGTTTCCGCTCCAATGTGCATAAGCCGAGGAAAGCTCAGCGTCCTTAAATCAGTATCTACCCTTATGAATGAGTCATCTCTATCTACATTAGCAGTGATCTTAGCTTTAGTAGTTATTGAGCGAGCCCCACAACGGCCAAAGATGATTCCAGGATCTTGAAGACCTTGGCGCTTATTGATTCCAAGAGTGACTTCAATTGGTTCATATTGGCCTACTCCTCCGCTTGGATCAATCGAAGCGCCAAAAGCACCAACTGAGACAATCCCTTCAACGTCAACATAATTGATCCCGGTTGCAATCGTATCAAGTAAGCCTTCTGTTCCACCTCCGCTATGATAGCGATAGATCAGCCCTCCAACTTCAAGAGCGAAGACTCTTCTTCCATTGTCGCTTGTGTAGCTCATGGTGTGACCTCTAATTGATAAACGTCATAAATATGGACCGCTATCAAGCTCAAGCTGTTGACCGTGATCTTCACATTAAGAAGATCTCCTCTATTAGCCGAGGGGATCACCAAGGGCCTTGGTGGGTCAAGGGGATCAGTTATTAAAGGATTCCCTACTTCAATCTCTCTACATCCTGTGAAGGCCCATTGATCGACCGGAACCGCTTCACCAAGTGGTGTTGATTGTGAGATTAAATAAGTTGGTGCTGTAAACTCAATCCCATAATCAAGCACTGTTCCGGTATAGCTGTTTGATCCGGTTGCTCTTACCTCTGCTTTGATGCTCACTGAGCCGGCCGAATAGTCAGCGCCATAAACCATCATCAAGGCTAAGCGCTCGCTGATCGCTGTACTCTGATAAAGGAAGTTGTACTCATAGGTCTTGTAGGTACTTCTGACTCTTGTTCCACCGTTCAACCTTGCGCCATATTGTTCGGCTCCCCAAAGTGTTGAATAGGTAGAATGTGAGACTTGATAGTGAGCTTCCCCTAAGAACTTACAGTGTGATAGCTGAGCCAAAGCGGAAGCCATTTGGCCGACTGTTCCGCCCATAACTATTTGACCATTATAGCAACCTTGCTCATTTGGCATTTGGCGAAATGAAGAGGGGATCAACATTGATTAAACTCCAATAATAGTCAAGCCGGCAACATAGCCAGAAGAGCTTGGAGGATAAGACGGTGAAGCAATACCGTTGACGTTGGCTGTTCTCTCATCAACTCCGATTCTATACATACTAAGCCCAAACTGATCAGAGATTGGAAGCTCATCTTGCATAAGATCAAGCTCAAACTCTGTCCAACCATTCGCGCTAAGAGTCAATGTATTCCCCATAAGAAGGAAGGTGAATGAGTCTCCAACTCCGAGATTTAAAACATTAATATAAGCCTTGACTGTTAAGCCACTTTCAACGGTTCCACCAAAAAGAGCCGCTGGTGAGTAGAAGGTTGGAAGATCTCCTCTACCAATGGCCCTTGGTGGAGCTCCGGCTTGAGTGATTGCTAAAGCACTTGAAGCGCTTTCAACTCCGGACCAATTGAACAAGACTCGGCCCCTTGCTCTTAGTGTGTTGATATTGGCTAAGCTCTCAACGCCAAAGCGAGCAGTCAGGGGAAGGTCAGCACCAAGTCGACTAATCCCTTGAGGGATAAACGAACCGTTCTCTGTTTCTAGCTCACCAGTCGTAAGAGGTGAAGTCAGCGCTTGCCAATTCGCTTGAACTGAAAGAATCACCGCTTCTTGACCGCTTGGCGCTTTGAGCTCCATTGTCAAAGTAGCAGAATCACCAGCATGATTGCCGGTTATGGTGATCGTTCCTTGATTAAATACGCTTGAATATCTGCTCTGATCAGTGATTGAGATAGTAGTTGTATATGTGGTTGAATCGTCCATTGTGATAGTGAACTGAGCTGTAGCGTTTGCCGCTGTTGGACAATATCCGCTTACATTGATCACAAGCGTATCATGAGCTTTGCTTAGAATAGGGATCTTCCATTCACACATTGAAACAAATGCCAAACTGTCTTGAATGAAACAAAGATCATCAAAGGCTTGACTAACTACATTATGACTTCCACCTGTTGCGAATAGATAGTTTTGAAGGTCTCCAAGTCTAGAGACTTCAGTAGTTCTTATCGTTTGAGCCGCTGTCACTCGACCGGGATCAACAAGAGTTGGTGTTGAAGTAAATGAGTTACTCATAGGTGCTCAATCTCCAAGCTCACAGGAACTCTTCTTCTTAACCTTGTAGGATAGGCGAGATCATATTCAGCAGTGATTAGACTTCCTCTCACTCTACCTTGGTCTCCGTTGTCCTCAGAGGTATAGAGGAGATCATAGGCCTCTTGAGTGCCGACTACCTGAGCAGTCCTAAGCGCTCGCCTTGAATCTCCCCAACATTGATAAAAGTTAATTCTCTCTCCCGGTCCGACCAATGGAAGAAAACGATTCGTAAAATGTCGATAGTCATCTGACTGGTCAAGGAGTGCGTCAAGATCGAATGATAGAGAACCGGTGACATATGAACCGATAAAGTTGGATACATAGCCCCCTCCAATCTTTCTTCTGCTCTGTCCTACATTCTCCACTCTGAGATGATGAGATTGATAAGGTCTTGAGGGAAGCAAGACCCCAGCGTTCTTGTGGGTTGAAGTCACTCTTGAAAAGCTGCCGCTTGTCGTTGGTGTCTCGCTCCCTGTGAATCCTAGAAGATCTCTCAAAGTCGTTGAAGTCCATGATATGTCTCCTTTGCTCGTCGGATAGAAACACCTCGTAAACCCCTCGTCTGTAACTGTCCAAGTTATATCCGTTCTCGCTTGTGCTGTGTTGTCTAACTCTTGAAGGCTAGATAGTCCGAAGTCATCAGCATCACCTTCGCTTGTGCCACGAATAAACACACTCACGTCTTGAATGTCGCTGAGAAGCAGAGGAAAATTGAAAGTCTGTGGACTTCCAACTTCATCGATACGATAAAGCACATCTGTTAATCTTAAGAGGCCCCTTGTCCAATCGTTCGGAGCAGTCACCACATAATCAGAACCAACAAGAGTCGCGCTTAGAGTTGATGATCCAAAACCAAGAGGATCATCTGTGCCGGTCTTGGTTAGGGTGAAGTCTACATCAGAAGTAAATTGCACCTTGTCATCTTCGTTTATAGTCGCTGTCCAAGTCGTACCGACACCGCTAATACTAGCACCATAAGCAAGCTGACCTTGAGCTTTGAGCGATGATGAAGACCCACGGCCATTCAAGAAAAAGAGAACGTCTTCATATATGCCTTGACCGGTTGAGAAGGTAGGCATTGAAACAGCTCCACCGCCTGACCGAGTGAAGAGTTGGTCACCGCTGAGTCCTCTCATATCCCAAGCACTAAGAAGTCCAAACTGTGGAGCAGGATTATTTAATGGCATTAGTAAGCCCTCCTTGGTGCGCCTCTTCGTCTAGTATTCTGAAGATTAGTGATCCGATCCGCAAGCGCTTGTTCAGCCGCTCTTTGTGTGTCGTATATCACAGCACCACCAAAGTTCACATTAAAGACCATTGAAGTCTCTTCTGCTCTTTCTCGCTCCGGTGCTGGTGCTGTTTGAATTGTTCCAGTAGGTGAAGCCATACCACCGCCGGCAGCTCCTCCGCCACCGCCTCCAAGAGCCTTTCCAGCAACACCGGCCGCCGCGCTTGCACCGGCAAAGAGACCGGCGGCCGCGAAGTGTCCGTTCGCTGTTGCTTGTCCACCTGGAATAAAAAGAGCCGCCGTTCCCTCGGCCAACTCCATCAAACTTTGAACGGCCGCCTGTCTACCTAGTCCGATCAACATTTGGCCTATTGCCTCATTAAAGCTCTCACCAAAGAGTAACGAAGCATAAGCCGCCTCAGCGATACCGGCTCCATATTGAGTGCTAAACTCACCTATCTTTTCTATCTGTGTATCGATGGATTGATTGATGATGTTTTGACGCTCGATAGCCTGTCTTCTGTTTAGCTCAGTGATCTCTTCTTGAGTGTGTTGATTGAGCTCAAGTTCCTTAGCATATCGAATCTCAAGAAGTCTTAGTTCTTTCTCTGTTTCATCCTTGGTGAGATTGGCTTCAAACTCTAAAGTATTATAAATCAAGTTAGCGCGATGTTCAGCTCTAGCTTTCTCTTCTTCAGCTCGCTTCTTTTCTTCATCTTGTTGAATCTGAGTTAGTTGGTTTTGATACCTCATTTCAACCATAATGAGCTTGTTATCGTTTTCTTCAGCTAAACGAATTTCTTCATCATATCTCATCTTAAGAACTTCAAGACTACTCGCTCCATTGATTCGAGCGCTTTCAATCTCTAAAGATCTGATCTGTTGAAGCTCTGCTTGAAGTTGTCTTTCTTGAGCTAGTCTCTGAGCTTCACTCCTAGCTCTCTCAACGGCCATCTGATTTCTTCGCTTCTGAGCCTCAGCTCTCCTCTTCTCAGCGGCCGCTTTCTCTATCCCTGAGATCTCCGCTTCAAGACGCTTTCTTTCAGCCGCTATAGCTTTTGATCTAACATCTTCAGCGATATCTTCAATCGCTTTAAGATCAGCAATCTTTTGTTTGCTTCCAATCGTGGCTATTTCTCTTTGAGCGTCAACGCTATCCTTTACCCCTTGAAGCTCTGCTATCCTTGCCTCATTCAAGAGCTTGGCTTCTTGGTCTGCTATCTGTTTTCTGAACTCTGGAGAGAGCTTGAGGAGATCTTCTTTCTTGGCTTCAAACTTAGCGAAGTTCTCAGCACCTTCTTGAGTTAGTTTATCGGCTTCAGCTTCCTTCTTAGCTAGCTTCTCTCTAAGTCTAGAGAGCTTTTCCATGGCGGCAGCTCTTCGACCAATAGCAAGGCCGGCTAAGTCATTAGCTTGAGCGCTTCCATATGTAACAGTAGTTTGTTTCTCAAGAAGAGAGATCTCAGCCTTCAATCCTTGAATAGATCTATCAAGAGCTTCATTCTTTTCTCTAATAGATTGCGCCATTTCAAGAGGTAGCTTGGCACTCATTGATAGTATTCTAAGCTCTTTAATCTGCTCTTGATTGAGCTTAACTTGAGCGGCCGCTAATTCTTCGATAGCACTTGTCAACTCAGCAGTGGAAGCTATGTATGCTTCACTTCTAATATTGGCTCCGCTTGTCTCATTAGCGTATTCTTTAACCGCTTCGATAAGCTCAAAGAGCGCTAATATAGCTACACCTATTGGTCCGGCCATAGCACTAAAAGACATTCCGCCTTCTTTGCTAGCTGAGATCAACTCTCCAAAACCATCAACAACACCACTAAGTGATTCACCAACTGAACCAAGCGCTTGATTAGCTTCACCGCCAAGAGTTGAAACAGCTTTACCCACTGAGCCGAAGGATTCACCAACTGCTTTTGAGCCTTCTTCTAGTGTATCAAAGCCTTTCTCTGCTTGCTCTGTATTGACAACAACATCAATCTCTATCTGTCTATTAGCCATGGTGAGCCTCCTTCATCGCTCGCTCTTGAGCTCGGTAGATTGCCTCTTCAGTGTTGGAGTGTAACACATCAACCGCTTCAAGTAGAGCACATGAAGGTGATGGATAGGTCTCTTTGATTGTTGCTAGTCCGTTCCGGTGTCTTCGGTATGCTTGAATGATTGACGCTAGCCGATTAGCTCCAGCTACTGGACAAGATCTGATCTCTAGTTCAGAGAAGCCTTCTCCACAATCTGGAGCGACTCGATAACCAGGAACATATAAACCGTGTTCATCCTCTTGAGCGAGAGGAAGCCCACGCTTAAAAGGCCCTCCGCAGTTACCACGGAGCGCTCTTAATCCTTGCTTAGCTTGGCACTGTTCACAACTCCAAGCGCGACTTCCTGAGTGACCAAGCCACACGGAAGCCGCCAAGGCTATTTTCCCTCAATGCCAAGAAGACTTATTCTTTGTATATGAAGAACTAGCTCAGAAATAGCAGTCAAGCGGTGGTTATCCGGTCTTATCATGTCTATTTGTTCAATGCTCGCCTCTTCCCCATTAATATGAGTGAGACTAGATCTGATCATTTCTATGTAGACCTTAGATAGATAGGCTTGATAGTCAGCCATTGCTATTCGCTCATCATCTGTTAGCCCATGATGCCAATGAGCTTTTTCTTTAGGATCAGTGGGAGCTTCAACCCAAAGCATTCTACCAAGTTCTGACCGAGAATAAGCACCGGCTTTGACCTCTGCCTCTTCTCTCTCTGAGGGGGAGAGCGCTTTGAGTGTGAAGCGTGTTGCGCCTTCTCCTACTTCTCCGAGGTCACCGAGGTCACCACTAGATAGATAGGCTGAACGCTGTTCTGTTGTGGCGTTTACCTCGCTGTCACAAGTGACCACAACGTTTAAAGTCTGTTTGCTAGATGTCAGGAAGTTCAAGGCCATGATTAGAGTCCTAAGGCGATCCTAAATGGAGAGTTGCCGGCGTTGTCTTCATATGCCGCAGTTGAGAAGTCTCCTGCATAGCGACTCTGCTGATAGGTCAACTGTTGTCTCACGATATCATTACCGCTCACATCATAGGCGCTTGGATCAGTGGTGAGCTGAGCCGCCGGAAGCATGATCGCACAACCTTGACCATCACCTTGAGGACCGGTTCCAACAATAACTTGGCGAACAGTGCGATTAAAGTAATCGTTCGCGATGGTCGTGTTGACTGTTGAGAGAGTCAAAGATAGCTCCACAGCAACGTCAGAAATATCCATGCCAGACATAGCCAGTATAGAGTTACTATGACCGAGAGGAGTAAGAGTGTTGGTATAGGAAAGGGAGAAGTCTTCACAGTCAACAGCGATTCGACCAAGTGCGTCTCCGCTTGTCGCGTTAGAGAGGCTTGACGGCGAGGTTGATGAGAGGACAACATAAGACCCTCGAAATAGGGGAGCTGCTCCGGTGTTGTATGCCGGCTCAATAGGTCCAACTGCTGAAGCGTGATCATCAGTAATATAAGCACATTGGAAGGTGAACTCAGCCATTAAGCGTCCATTGTCAACAGAGATGTTCATACTCTCCATGACACAACCGAAGGCTTTAGTAAGGAAGTTCACACCATCAATCCGAAATGCCACTGAGTTGTCATAGCTTCCGGTATTGGTTCGGCTTGGAGTGTACCAAGTCTGTAGACCTCTCAAAGCTGTATAACTAGAAGAGCTCAAAGCTGGAGACATTGAAACATCACCGGCTCCGGTGTCATTGTCTGTAATCGCTGAATACTCAGCGCGACCGTTGATGGTACTGCTGATCAACGTTCCAATGTCAGCCACTGCCGGAGCGCTTCCCGGTGTGTATGTGTTAGCGTCAACCGCTGTCACGCTGTCACTAAGTACGCTTGGAATCTTCGTCTTAAAGCCGGCTCCAAGTAGGAGGCCGAGATAGTTGGAAGCATAGGTGTCGGCCGCTGTTCCAATGGTCGTAAGGTCAACACGACAAACAATCTGGCCAGTACGACGACGAACGCGAGAACCACCTGAATAAACCGTGTCCGGCTCCGGTGGGACAAAGTATGAACCATCACGAGCGTCATTTCTCTCGCTTGCTACCGGCTCACCGGCGATAATGATGGGATCCCTCTCACAAGGGATTGAGATGTAAGTCAGACCGGCAGTTGAAGGAAGACCGGTACTTGCATCAAGAGAACCAAAAGAACTCTCAACAGCGATTGAAAGGGAGCGGTGAGTCACTGCCATGGTTAAGCCTCCAGGTAGAGAAGATCAAAGGGAAGGACAAGGATAAAAGCGAACCGCTCACCTTGTGCATCATTTATAGATTCTAAGCGAGCTTCAAGAGGAATCAAGCTCACGATGCCGGTAGTCGCTAGCGAGTACTGAGGCCCTTTAAGAGTGTTGATCAGATCAGAAGCGTCTTCATTGATCTGACGAGTCAGGAAGCCGGAATCATGAGGAAGATCATATCTTACTCGACAGCTTACTCGACAGCGCTTTCGACCACTAAGACCGGCCGCTCCATCATCTTGAGCAAGACCATCAAGAGCTAGCTCAAAGTACCGCGTTGAGTTCGAGCGCTCTTCAAGTGAAGGTGTATAACCACCTCCTCTATTGATTGCGACAAAACCATGATGAGAGTCAGTTTTGGGGGTGATTCCTTGAACAAGATCTTCAAGGTATGACAGCGCTGAAAAGATTCCTTGGCTCATCTGAGCTTCCTCCTTATGTCGATCTCTACAGCTCTAGCTAGTATGTCAACCTCTCGGTCACTAAGCCCAATGAACTCTCTGTCTTCATTTACATAGTAACCATATTGAGCGTGTTTTGTGAGACCTATGATAAAGCCTTCATCAGTCGCTTCCTTGACTACAAGATTATTCAGCATATTTCCGCTCAAGACTAGATCGACTTCAGCGCTGTCACCGGCTCCACCTCTTCGCCGGCTCTCTTCTTTGTATTGCTTGTATCCTTTGGCGTAATAGATAGACCTTCCGGTGCTTGATGGTCTTCCGCCTTTGGGTGCAAGACGAGCACCTCTCTTGGATACATAGAGGGGAGTTGTAGAGTAATCTTTAAAGGCGTTCTCATCTGCATCGAGTCCTTTTCCGGTTCTGATCTTGATTACTGCTACAGTATTTTGAGCAAGTTGGAGTGAGTCTTGAGCAGTCCAAAGACTCTTTGGAAGGTTAAGATTCACAGTTGCTGTCATCAGTGCCTCATTCCTCTAGCCGGAGTGAAGAAGCTATCATTTGAGCTCTTGCTATACCATCGCCAAGAAGCGCGAAAGTCAGAAGCGCTTCCACCTTTCTTCTTGAGATTCTCTTCGTCTGGGTCAATCACTCCATCACCATCAATATCAAGAGTAACTGACTCAAGAGCTTTGCCTAGCAGCTCCTCACATCTTGCTCTCATGGCGGCCGCTACATCTAACTGAAGAGCTAGCTCATAGATTCTAGCCGCTGTGCAATAAGCATGAGCGAGCTTGAAGCTCTCAGCATTAAAGACTTGATCCTCTGTAAGATCATCAGCGCTTAAAGCGTTTCTAATCTCAAGGCTGATTTCTTCAAGGCTAGCTTTGATCTGTGTTGAGAAGTCGCTTTGTCTTCTCGGTATCATGTCGGCTAGATTGGCAAAGGTAGCGACAAGCTCATCATGATCTAGTCCGGTGTCGAAAGGCTTAGGAGTCGCTTTGAGTACTCCCTTCTCAATCCGACTATGATTCTGTGAACCTTCATCAGCCGAGTAGGCTATTGAATAAGAATAATACCCACTGACTCCGGTGACGGCCGCGCTTGTTACAGTCGCATAGTACATTGAAAAAACTAAGGTGGCTGAAGTCTCAAGGTTGATCTCTCTTGGTAGAGCTTCAGCTAGGATAGCTGTAGTTCCTACTACTCTGTTAATGGTGACACTAAACCAAGTATCGCCATCAGTGACTAGATAGCCTTTAGCTTGATCACGGTTTAGAGAGTCAGCACTTGCGCTTAAGGTCAGTGTTCTCCGGTCGCTAGCTATCGCTGTCACAGATACATTAGCTCTGCTCTGTGTCATCGCTGAACTAAAGGCGAGCGCTCCACCGGTCACGGTTAAAGTTGGAGCTTCGCTTAAAGGTGCCGGTGCATTCCACTCAAAGAGATAATCTTCACCTGTTATTGCTTTTCTCATTGTCATCTCCTAGCCGCTGAGTTCGCTTTGGTTATGTCTGTTCCCTTGGCCTTGGTCAAGTCAGCGGCCTCTATAAAGCCAAGCGTGACAGGAGACCAACTATGCCGGCAGTTGTAGCCACCTCCTGAGGTTAGCACAGTCAAGCCTTGTTGATTATTTAATCTCTTCATTTGTGCTTTGCTCACCACAAGATTGATGAGCTGTTTGCAGAATGGTCTAGTGATTCCATCCATTGGCCCAGTATAAAGATAGTAGCTCATATCAGCCGCTTCAGCGGCGGCCGCTGTCACTCCTCTCCCATATTGAGAGATCCGAGTCTTTACTTCTGTTAGCTGTCTTCCCTCTGAGCGCTTCAACTTCTGTTCAAGATTGCTCATGACGATATTAGAGGGAACGTCTACCAAGAGGTCTCTTAAGCTCTCATTAATCGAGCGCTTAAAGTCAGGTAGAATAACATCATCGAAGACGCTAGCGGCCGCTGTTGCTTGAATGCTGTCAAGTTGTGGCGTGATCTGATTAAACCCAAAGTCGGGTTGAACCGCTTTCATCGCTCGCTCGGCCGCTTCTCTAATCGCGTCTTGCTGTTCGATGAACTCATCAACTGCAAGTCCAAGCCCCCCTTGGAGGATGAACTCAAGAAGCTGTTCATCATTAAGATTAAGAAGAGTCAGAGGATTAGCCGCTTGAACTGCCGCTCCTACTGTCTCTAATAGTTGTGCTCTCGCCTTGGTCAATGCCTTGGCGAAAGCTCTCTCTGCTGATACTTCAGCTTTGAGTTGATCACGTCTTGCTCTTGTCAATGTGGCTAACGGCCCCGACTGACTCTTAGCCTGTCGGGTGAGGTCTGCTATCGCTTCCTCATCAGCGTCATTCTCCGCGAGGAGGTGAGGAACCGCGCCACACTGACAGATCATTATAGGCAGTCAGTGATGATACGGCCAAGAGTAGAGTCAACCTTGTGGAACACTCCAACCTCTTCAGCGTAGACATAGCGACGGGTCTTATCTAGAGAGTCATATTGACCAGCAACCATATCAGTATAGCTAAGGTTAAGAGCTGCCACAGGCATTCCCTTGACGTTGCCTGACTTCTGAACAATTGCGTCAGATCCCTTAAGGATACCCATGAAGAGACTGTCACCGGTCCAAATGTAAGACTCTGAAGAAGCAGCTCCTGGAATCGCTGTGTCTTGGCGAGCTTGACCCACAAAGATATTAGGGATTCCGAGAACGTCACGAAGTACTTCAAGAACTACTCCGTCGTTGAGAACTCGGTCACCACTTGCAACACCGAAGCCGGGAGTTCCAACACTGATCACACCGCGAACCTCAGCATTTCTAGCAAGCTCACGGAAGAGTTGACGGCCCATGACAAGAGTATCTGGGTTGATACCATGAGCGGCCTCAAATACGGTGTCCTTAAGCTCATGAAGGTACTCTAGAGGAGTAGCTCCGGAAGCATTGAACTTACCGCCGAACTCAGATGTAGAACTAGCATTGTTGAAGTTGCTAGTACCGAAGAGGAGGTCAGCTGCGCGCTTCTCTCGACCGAGCTTGATAACTCGCGCGACCTTCTTAGCGATACGCTCTTCTTCTGAACCGGGATACTGAGAATCAAAAATATCCTCCATCGCGATAGAATCAGAAGCACCATAGATTTTAGCCATGAAGGTCTGTGAGCTACGGTCGAAGCCACCGATAGAAGCGCGACTTGAACCGGGAGCTCTCTCAAGATCGAGACCTG